CTCGGCGACCGCTTGTGGGACGCGCTCTGCTACGAGCGCGCGTTCGGAGGTGCGGCGATCCTGCTCGGCGCCGACGATGGGCTCGATCCCGTCAAGCCGCTCGACGAGAAGAACCTCAAGAGCATCGATCACCTGACCGTATTCTCCGGCGGCTGGGACGGCGAGTGCGTCGCGTGGAGTTACTACTCCGATCCTCGATCGAAGAACTACGGCAAGCCCGAGACGTACATGATCCGCAACGTCGGCGTCTCGACCGCTCCAACGCCTGGGCTTCCGCCGCAGCAACAGCAAAAGCAGTTCGGCGCCAACTTGTTCTTCGTTCACGAGTCACGCCTGCTCGTCTTTCCCGGCGTCGCTCCGTCGCGTCTCGTGCGCAATCAGAACCGAGGCTGGGGCGACTCGATCTTCGTGCGCGTCAACGAAGCGTTGATGCAGTTCGGCCAAAGCTGGGGCGGCGTCGCGAACCTGCTGACCGAGTATTCGCAGTTCGTCCTGATGGTCGATCAGCTTCTCGAGCGCATGGCCGCCAAGGGCAAGAACGACGCGAAGGGCAGCGGGCTCGGATCGCTCGCGACGCGCGCGAACGCGCTCAAGATGACCAAGTCGATCAGCAACATTTTGCTCGTCGACAAAGAGCGCGAGGACATCAAGCGCGACACCGTTTCCGTCGGCGGACTCGATGGCGTGCTCCAGCAACTCTCGCTACGCGTCGCCGCCGCTGCGGACATGCCCGTTACGCTGCTCATGGGCCAAGCTCCGGCTGGCCTCAACGCGACGGGCGCGAGCGACGTTCGCTTCTTCTACGACAAGATCCAGGCGAAGCAGACGAAGCGTCTACGTCCGATCTTGAAGCGACTGATCCACCTGCTATGCGTCTCGCAAGACGGACCGACCGACGGGCTCGAGCCCGAGCGATGGGACATCAAGTTCAACGCGCTCTACCAGCGCACCGATCTCGAAGAGGCGCAGCTCCGAAAGACCGTCGCCGACATGGACGCGATCTACATCGGTCAGGGCGTCTACTCGCCCGAAGAGGTCGCCGCGTCGGCGTTCGCCGGATCGGGCTGGACGATGGAGCGCACGCTGGATCTCGAAGGCCGCGCGGTGATGGCGGCGAAGGACGAGCCTCCGGCAGAAGCCGATCCGCCGGCAGAAGCCGATCCGCCGGCAGAAGGCGAACAGCCGACAGAAGGCGAACAGCCGACAGAAGGCGAACAGCCGACAGAAGGCGAACAGCCGACAGAAGCCGAACCGCCGACAGAAGCCGAACCGCCGACAGAAGGCGATGAGGAGCTTGATCAAGTCGTTGATGCCGAGTGGAACGAGGCGGATCATCCGCGAGCGGAGAACGGGCAGTTCGGATCCGGTGATTTCGGATCGCCACAAGAAAAACTAGCAGCGTCACGTATGACGTTCTGGAAGGGTCAGGAAGAGCGTAAAGCAACGGTCGCTAAAAAATACGGAATCGATCCGAACAACATTCATCAACATCCACAAGCACTAAGAGAATATCGCAAGCTGAATAAGCCGCACGTCGAGAAGCAGAAGATTCTCGAGAAGTCTCTTGCCTAATCGCGCTCGCACCATCGGCCTCGTTCGGCTGCTCAAGAGCCTCGGCGGCCTGCGCAAGACGCCCGGGCGCGTGCCTCGACAGCAGCAGCCCGACGGGATCCGCGTCTCGTACTACCGCGCGCTCCAGCGCGCCGTGCTCGAGCCGCTCTTTCGATCGACCGAGCAGATCAAGGAGATCGCCGTTCGCGGGCTCGAGCGTCTACGAGCGAGCGAGGCGAAGCGCGACGCGAGCGGCTTCCACCCCGCGACGCCGCGCGACGTGATCCGCCGACTCGCGGAGAAGCAGATCGAAGAGTTCGATCCGAAGCCGCTGCGCGAAGTCGTCGCGCGCTTCGGTCGACAGACGAGCGCGTTCCAGAAAGAGCAGCTCGATCGCCAGGTACGATCCGCCGTCGGCGTACCGTTCTCTGCGATCGAACGCCCGGCGCGCGATCCGATCCCGACGTTCGTCGACGAGAACGTCAAGCTGATCAAGACCGTCCCCGAGCGATACTTCGAGCGCATGCAGCGTCTAGTCGAAGAAGCCTACTCGACCGGCATGCGCCCCGAGACGCTCGCCGAGAAGCTCCAAGAGCTCGACGACATCAGCGACAGCGACGCGATGCGCATCGCGCGCGATCAGATCGGCAAGCTCAACGCGCAGTTCAACGAGGAGCGGCTCAAGTCGATCGGCGTCGACAAGTACATCTGGCGCACGGCGAAGGACAACCGCGTCCGCGACGAGCACGCCGAGCGTGAAGGTAAGGAGTTCGCCTGGAACGCTCCACCGCCGGACGGGCACCCGGGCGAAGCGATCCAGTGTCGGTGCTACGCCGAGCCCGTGTTCAACGTCGACGAGGGTTAACGAGGCAAACTGAGAGGCGTCAGATCGTCGCACGCTAAATCGACAGCGTCGTAGACGATCGGCGGAAATACCACCTCCTCTTCGCAACCGACGGTCATTAGCAGCAATAGAAGAAAAAACGTTCGACGCATGCGGTCAGTATAGCGCGTATTTGACCGCGAGCCCCGCCGCGGCGAGAATCCGAGCATGTACCTACTCGGCCGCATCGAGTCGCCTTCCGGCGTCGCGCGCAGCAACGTCCAGACCGGAGCGTCGGGCGCTCCCGCGTTCAACATCGGAGCGGCGCAAAAGATCTACCTCGTCCCCGACGTAACCGGCGTGCTCTGGGAAATGGGCGTCGCCTCCGGCTTCAACACGTCGCCGACGCGCGCCGCGCCGCTCGAGCTCGGCAAGCTCAACGGGCCGTTCCCGGCCGCGACCTCGACGCCGATCGTCTCCGTCGTCCTCGTCACCGGCGGCGCCAACGTCAAAGTCTACGGCGGCCCGAGGTCGTAGATGAACAACAAGAACCGCCCGCGTCTCCGTCGCCACGCCTCGCCGATTCGCTTCGATACGCCGCAGCGCGCGTTCGAGGACATCCGCAAAGCTGCCGAAGAGTGCCCGTGGTGCGGCGACGAAGTGCAAGACGACGGCTCGTGCGCGCGTGCGTGCGCGTCGAGCCGCAGAACCTACAGGACCGATCGATCATGAGTCGTGTTCGTCGTATCGACTACGTCGCGCAGAGCGAGCTCGCCCCGCCCGTGCGGCTCGACAACGGCTTTCTGAAAGCTCAAGGCCGCATCGCGCGCACGGGCATACAAGTCTACTACGACTCGCAAGGCCGCCAGCGTCGCGAGCTGCGCTTGCCCGAGGAGGTGTTCGACAAGGAGTCGCTCGAGTCGTTCGAGCAGCTCCCCGTAACGAACAACCATCCGACGCAGATGCTCGACGCGCGCAACGCGAAAGAACACACCGTCGGCAACGTCTCCGATCTCCGACGCGACGGCGACTATGTCGCGGCGACGATCATGCTGATCGACGCCGAAGCAATCGCCGCCGCCGAGTCGGGCCGCTCGCAACTCTCGAACGGCTACACGTGCGAGATGGACGAGACGCAAGATCCGAAGCTCGTCGAACTCTACGGCGCGTACGACTCGATCCAACGCAACATCCGAGGCAACCACGTCGCGCTCTGCGACAACGCTCGCGCGGGATCGGGCGCCGCGCTTCGTCTCGATTCGGGCGACGCCGTCTCGGGCGATTTTTGTAGGTCCGACGGTTCTGTAGTATTCAATAGAGCACAGGAGAAACCGACAATGCCGCACGCGCTCAAGGTCGACGGTCTGCAGTTCGAGGTCGAAGATCCGAACATCCAGGCCGCAGTCGATCGCGCTCTCGAGCACGCCAAGAAGGACTCGGCCGATCGCATCGCGAAGCTCGAAAAAGATCTGGCCGAGACGCAAGCCAAGCACGCCTCGCTCGAAGCCGAGATCAAGCGCGCCGACGCGAAGATGCTCAAGTGCGACAACTGCGGCGGCTCGGGCAAGCTCGACGCCGGCGGCGAGTGCCCCGACTGCGAGGGCAAGGGTGAGATGCCCGCGAAGATGGACACGGCCGAGCGCCGCGCGGCGATCATCAAGCGCCGCGTCGATGCCGCCGTCCGCGCGCGCACCGCGCTCATGCTCGAGGCCAAGCGGCACCTGTCCGCACACGAGAAGCTCGACGATCTGACCGATCGTCAGATCAAAAGCCTCGTCGTCGTCGCGCTCGCTCCGCACATCAAGGACGTGATCGACTCGCGATCGGACGACTTCGTCAACATCCTCTTCGAGAGCGAGACGAAGCGCGTCCCGGTCGAGCGGCCGATCGACAAGGTCCGCGAGGTCCAGGCTCCGAGCGCGCCGAAGCACGACGCCTACACCGTGACGGACTCGGATGTCGAGGCCGCGCGAAAAGCCATGATCGAGCGTCAGAACTCGACGTTCGTCGCCCCGAAGAAGTAACCCGAGGAAGCAGAAGGAAAGAGGAGAAGAAAAAATGTCTCAGCGCAGCGTTTCCGCCGGCGGCATGGCCGCAGGACTTCCCGGGCAGATCGCCGACTCCAACCTTGTCACCGACATCGTCAGCGGCTTCTCCAACGAAGCGACGGTGCAGCTCCCGCTCGGCTACGGCGTCGCGCAAGTCGCCGGAATCGCCGACGCGTATCAGGGCGCGTCGGGCGCGTCGGGCGGCATCGCCGGCATCAACGTCCTGGGCATGAACCACATGCGCGCCGGAGCTCTCGACGCCGACGGCGTCAACATCGGCGACATGGGCGCATCCGGTCTGCTCCCCGACGCGTCGATGCAGATCGGCCGAAAGGGTCGATACTTCGTCCCGGTCGAGCACAACGTCCGACCCGACGATCGCGCGTTCTGTCGCATCGTCGCGACGGGCGCGCTCACGCCAGGCTCGTGGGTCGGCACAAACTTCGGTGGCTCCTACGTCAAGGACTGCACGGCGCAGGGCGTGTTCCGCTCGACCACGTACACGTCGGCAGACGGCACGACCAAGGTCGCCGTTCTCGAAGTCGACTTCACCAACAAGCCGTAACCGAGCGTCGAAGAGAAGAAGGAGAGAAGGACTATGCCGAAGCTGCCGCCAGACTACACGCAGCGCCACGACGCCGGAGAGGTTCTGTTCGTCGAGCGCGCGCTCAACTACATCGAGCGCGAGACGTACAACGTCGAGTTCCCTCCGCTCGAGGGCCTCAAGTACGTCCCGATCGACACCTCGGTCCCCGAGGGCGCGAAGTTCTCGACGTACAAGCAGTATACCCGCGTCGGCCTCGCGAAGCTCATCACCGAGCGCGGCGGCGACGTTCCGCTGACCAAGCTGTTCGTCAAGGAGTTCACGCGGCAGTACTACCGCCTCGGTGCGGGGTACGAGTACACGCTCGACGATCTGCTCGCGGCGCAGTACGCGGCGAGCAACGGGCAGGGCGAGCTCAACCTCGATCTCGAGGAAGCGACCGCCGCGCGTGAAGCGATCGATCGCGCGCTCGACGTCGTCGCCGGCGTCGGCTCGACCACGTCCGCGACCATCCCGGGCCTCTCCGTCGGCATCGGTCCCGACGTCGGCATGCTCGGCTTACTCAACCAGCCGAACGCGACGATCTACGTCGTCGCCAACGGTGCGGGAGGATCGGCGCTCTGGGTCAACAAGACGCCGGACGAGAAGGTCGCCGATCTCGTCGGCATCTACGCCGGTCAGGTCAACACGACCTACAAGGTGTTCCGTCCGAACACGATCCTGCTGCCGATCCTCCAGTTCGAGTCGGCCGCGGGTCAGCGCATGGGCGACGGCAGCGACGAGACGGTCATCAGCTTCTTCCGCAAGATCAAGCCGGACGTCACCGTCGACTCGTGGCAGTACTGCGCGGGCGCGGGCTCGGGCGGCCTCGATCGCATGGTCGCGTACAACCGCGACCGTCGCTACGTCCGCATGATGATCTCGCAACGCTTCCGTCAGCAGCCGCCCGAGTGGCGCGCGTTGACCTTCTACACGCTCTGCTCGGCCAAGACCGCCGGCGTGCTCTCGCCGTATCCGCTCTCGATCAGCTACGGCGACGGCATCTAGTACGATCTGCGACGACGGCCTCGCCTCCTCCGTCCAGATCCGCAAGGCCCATCGGGACTTCGCACACCCCGTTGGGCCTTGTGTTTTTTCGGCGAAGCTCGGCAGAATGTCGGCATGCCCAAGGTCGTCGTGCTCAACAATCGCGAATCGCGCATCATCGCGCAGCTCCCGGGAACCAAGGACACCGCCGGCGTGCCGATCACCGGCAAGCAGGTCAACTTGATCCCCGGCCTCAACCTCCTCGACGCCGCCGAGTTCAAGCTGCTCAAGCAGAACAAGGTGTTCGCGTCGCTGTTCCAAGAGATCATCGGCGTCGGCAAGGCCGCCGAGCTCAACCACGACAAGCGCGGCTCGAAGCTGCTCGAGGAGGTGCCGAACCTCGGCGAGCTCCCCGACGCAAAGCCGTTCGCGAAGGTCGCGATCGACGTCTGCTCGATGTTGATCGGTGAGATCTTCTCCGTCGAGATGCTCCAGAAGTGGCTCGCCGAAGAAGCGCGCGACGAGGTTCGGCTGCTGCTCCACAAGCAGATCCGCGTTCTCGAAACCGGCGACAGCACAGCCGCCGCCTTCGCTCGGACCAGCGCATGACCTGGGCCGACGTCGTCGCTCTCGCTCCCGCGCTCGCGAGTCTCGCCGTCGCGCGACAGACGCAGATCCTCGCCGAAGTCGACAACGAGGTCAGCACCGACGCGTGGGGCGACTACGCCGAAGCGGGCAAGCGGTATCTTGCCGCGCACAAGGGCACGGTCACGGTGCTCAGCGATGCGGGCTCGGGCGGCGGTGCCGCTCTCGGTCCGATCACGTCCGAGTCGCTCGGTCCGATGTCGCGCAGCTACGGCACGATCGGCGACTCGACATCGGTCGACTCCGAGCTGTCGCGCACGAGTTACGGGCGCGAGTACATCCGCTTGCGGAGCCTCGCCGTCGGCTTCGCCGCGGCGGTGTACTAGTGGGTCGCCCGCCGCTACAAGACGCTCTGCCCGCGCTTCGAGCGGGCACGATCGTCGGCGTCATGCGCGCGCGAGATCTCTACCGTCGCGTCGCCGAGGTCATGGGACAACGCCGATGGATCGAAGGGCTCTCCGAGGACGCGCGCATGGACGTTCACGCCGTGCTCTGCATGGCCGTCGCGTGCGAGATCGCCGGGGCCGGCGGTACGCGCGTCAGGCGTCCCGCAGGAGCTCCGGCGAAGTGGCCCGAGGAGTGGATCGCTTGCCCCGCCTGTAACGGCCGCGCCGCGCTCGGCGAGCCGTGCGTCTGCGCGATGGGCGCGCGCCCCGGAAGCGTCTCGAACTCGACTTGGCCGGCGTGGTATATTGTCCAAGAGCTCGAGCTCGAGGAGCTGACCAAGTGAGCAAGTGCGAACTCGTCGATCGTGATCTCGGTTGGGCGGCGTACTTCCGCAGCGTCTCGAAGATGAAGTCGGCGTACGCGAAAGTCGGCGTGCTCGACGACGGAAAAGGCGCGGAGAAGTACCCGGACGGATCGCTATCCGTCGCCGAGGTCGCGGCGATCCACGAGTTCGGCACCGAGGACGGACGCATCCCGTCGCGGTCGTTCCTGCGTTCGACGTTCGACGAGAAGCGGCCCGAGCTCGAGCAGACCGCAGCAGTTCTTTCGGCGCGCATCCTCGCCGGCAAGTCGACCATCGAGGACGCGCTCAACCGTCTCGGGGCTCTGCTCACCGCAGCGGTCAAAAACAAGATCTCGGCGGGCATCGATCCGCCGAACGCGCCGAGCACGGCGATCGCGAAAGCGTCGAAGGGTAAGACGCGCAAGTTCTTCAAGCGGCCCGCCAAGGACGTCGGCGAAGCTCTCGCTCAAGTTGGCGCGCTCGCGGCGGTCAAGCCGCTGATCGACACGGGCCGGCTGCTGAACGCCATCACCTGGGCGCTCGAAATTTAGACCGCCGCGTCGGCGTGCTAGACTCTCCGATCGATGGACCTCTCTTCGCTCGTCGCCGGATTCTCGACCGGCACGTACACGATCACGCGCACGACGAAGGCGACGTTCAAGCGCGGCCGCGCGCAGGTCGCGGCAGCGACGACGCTCTCGATCGTTGCGTCGATCACGCCCGCTACCGGGCGAGACGTGCAGCTACTTCCCGAGGGTCGCTACGACGACGAAACGCGTCTGCTTTTCACGACGACGAAGCTCTATCAGGGCGGGCAGAACGAGGACTACGAGACGGACACGATCGCGCTCGACGGCGACATCTGGGAAGTGATCCACGTCGAGACGTGGATCCAATGGGGCGGATCGCCGACCGTCTACAAGTGCATGATTCAAAGGCCGTGATGCGATGGCGATGAACTGGGACGACATCGGCAACGCGATTACCGACGCTGTTCGTATCGCGAGCGGGCTCGACGAGAACCACGTGATCTGGAAGCACCAGAACTACAACGCTCCCGACGAGGACTACCTCACGATCAGCCTCGGCAACCCGATCACGCTCGGCATCGACTACATCGTCACGACGACCGACATGAACCGACCGCGCGGGCGCGAGGTCGAGATCAAGGTCGAGGGCGTTCGCGAGCGCACCCTCGAGATCGAGTTCTTCTCGTTGCCGAGCGAAACGGGCGGGGCCGGCAACAAAGAAGCGGCGCTCGCGAAGCTCGAGGAGCTCAAGACGTCGCTCACGTTGCCGACGATCCGCAACATCCTCCGCGCGCAGCGCGTCAGCCCGTTTGATCCCGGCCCGACGAACTGGATCCCTGACATCCCCGGATCGAAGTTCCGCGGCCGCGCATCGTGCTCGATCCGCTGCTACATGCCGCCGCCGACCGTTGCCGAATACGTCGGCTTCATCGATCGCGTCACGGGTCAGATTACGACGACCGACGATCTCAGTGGTGAGGGTACCTACGACTTCGACTCCGCGGTCGTACGTCCCGGAGACGAAGAATAGTCGTTTTTGTACGGCGTAACCTCGTGGTGTAGACTCGCCGTATGGCGCTGTCCGATCTCGTCACCGTAACCTACGTTTCGACCAACCCAGGCGTCACGCAAGCCGGCTTCGGCGTGCCGCTAATCCTGTCGCACAGCGCGACGTGGACCGAGCGCGTTCGTACCTACTCGGATCTCGACGGAGTAGCCGACGACTTCGCGGCGAACACGCCCGAGTACCTCGCCGCCGAGGTCATGTTCTCGCAGTCGACCGGGCTCACGTCGCTCAAGATCGGCCGCGCGGTCAACGTCCCGACGCAGCGGTTCAGGATCGAGTGCATCACCGCGACGGTCGGCGGCGTCTACAACTTTCGGATCGCAGCTCCCGACGGCGCCGCGTGGACGAGCCAGGACGTCACCTACACGGCCGAGGGTGCGACGCAGTGGCTCGCCGCAACGGCCTACACCGTCGGCGACGTCGTCACGAACGACTCGGGCAAGCTCTACGTCTGCCTCGTCGGCGGAACCTCGGCCGGCGCGGGCGGGCCGACGGGTACGACGACGGCGATCATCGACAACACGATCACCTGGACCTACGCCGGCGCGGGCGCCGCGAACTCCACGAGCACCGACTGCATCATCCAGAACCTCAAGATCGCGCTCGACGCGCTCAACGATCCGGCGCCGAACGTCATCTCGTCGCTGCAAGGATCCGTGGGTTCGTACTATCTGCGCATCGCGACGAACGCGGGCGACTTCTTCGGGATCCAGGTCGACGATCTCGATCTGCTCGAGTGCTACCAGGATCACGCCGATCCCGGCGTCGCCGCCGATCTGACGGCGATCGCCAAGGCCGATCGGAACTGGTACGGGCTCGTCACGCTGTTCAACTCCGAGGCGCTCGTGCTCGCCGCCGCCGCGTGGGTCGAGGCGAACGAGAAGCTCTACACGCCCGACACGCAGGACACGCGCGCTTGTACCGAGGCGCTCGCCGGAGCGACCGACATCATTACGCAACTTAAGACGCTCGCGTACGCGCGTACGGCAGCGATCTACCACCCCGCGAACGACGAGTTCGCCGGCGCGGCGCGCATGGCCCGCTGGTTCCCGATCGATCCCGGCGGCGACAACTGGATCTACAAGACGCTCTCCGGCGTCTCAGCGACCGAGCTCAGCGCGACGCACGAGACGAACCTGCGAGACAAGTACGGCGACTGGTACGCCGAGCTCGCGGGCGTCAACATCGTCCAGGGCGCGGGTAAGGTTAGCGCGAACGAGTATATCGACGTGGTGCGCTTCCGCGACTGGTACAAGGCACGTCTCCAAGAGCGGTGCGCAAACGCGTTCATCCAAGAGGAGAAGATCCCGTACACCGACGACGGTATCGCAAAGATCGAAGCCATCGTCCGTAGCCTCAACGACGAGGGCATCGACGCCGGTGGCATTACCAAGGATCCGAAGCCGACGGTCATCGTGCCGAAGGCGGCGTCCGTCTCGTCGGCCAATCGCGCGGCGCGCATCCTGACCGGCGTCAAATCGACGTGGCGCCTGGCCGGAGCCATCAACGAGATCGACATCCGAGTGTCGGCCCAACCCTAACCCGTAGTCGAGGACGAGAATGCAGACCTGGGATCCGACCAATCATGTGCTCATCGTCGGCGCGCACACCGTCACCGGCTACGCGCCCGATACGTTCATCACGGCCTCGCGCAACGAGGACTCGATGTCGCTCGAGGTCGGCGCCGACGGGACGCCGGCGCGTATCCGCAACGCGAACAAGAGCGGGCGCTTTACGATCACGCTGATGAAGTCGTCGCCGTCGAACGACTTTCTCGCGACGCTGCACGCGCTCGACGAGGAGAGCGGAGCGGGCATCGTGCCCGTGCTCGTCAAGGACAACAACAACCTCGCGGGCACCGCAGTCGCCAGCGCGAACGCGGCCTGGATCGTCAAGCCCGCCGACTACGAGCGTGGCAAAGAGCTCGGGACGCAGCAGTGGATCCTCGAAACGGGACAACTCAACATCAGCTCGGGCGGGATCTCTGATATTGTTCCGACCTGATGCCCAACATCCAACTCGGTAATCAGACCTTCACCGTCAACGCTCTGCTCGCCGAAGAATCCTTCGACCTACAACCCAAGCTCGCGCCGATCATTCCCGAGATCGCCCAGCTCGCGGCGATCTTCTCCGGCAGCCTCGCGCACCTCGCCGAAGTCGACAAGCGAGTCGACGAGGGTGAGCTGTCGAACAACGATCTGCTCGAGCAGATCCGCGACGTCTCTCGCGTCGTCGGTCCGATCGTCGAGCGCGTCTGTAAGCTCCTCTCGCCCGAGGATCTCCGTTACATCCGACGCACGCTGCTTCGCGATGCGCTTTGTGACGGGCGACCGCTCTACGCGGCGACACCCGACAAGCCGAGCCCGATCAACATCATCCTCCAGGGTCGAACGCTCGATATGTGGCGCTTGATCATCTTCGCCGTGAAGGTGAGCTACCCGGATTTTTTCGCCCTCGGCGAGTCCGTCGCCCTTCGCTCGAGGACGGCAAGCCCCTCCGCGACGTAGACCGCCTCGCGCCGAAGTGGCCGCTCTGGCGCTTGGTCGTCCGCAAGTGGTGCACGCTCGGCGAGCTCCGCGCGCTGACGCGCGAACAGGTCATCGACGCGAACGAATTATTGGACGCGCTCGACGAAGCCGAGGAAGATAGACGTCAAGAGGATGCCGAGCAGCACGGTAGGCACCCGACGAAAACCGGGCAGCGACGACGTTAAACGCCGCCGCGCTGTCCCTCGACCATAGGAGATCGCACCCATGTCCGTACCTCGCACAACCCATCAGTGGCTCAAGCCGCTCTACGACATGCTCGAGGGCAAAGGTGGCCGTAACACGCAGTTCGGCTCGCCGACACTCCCGATCGGGCTCTACGGCTTCACGGGCTTTCTTCCCTTGACGACCGCCGCGGCCGGTCAGGTCACTGGCGCTACGGGCGCGGGACTTCCCTCGGGGCTCGGCTTCTTCAACGGCGGCACGGGTACGTGCTTCACCGTCAACGACGTCGTCAAGGCGCTCAAGAATCTCGGTGTTCTTCCGCTGTAGTCCTCCTTCGCGTACACTCGCCACATGGCGATCCTGCGCGAGTTCCTCGCAAAACTAGGGCTCGACGTCGACGCGACATCGTTCGCGAAAGGTGAACTCGCGGCCAGTGGGATCAAGCTCGCGCTTGAGAAGGTCGTCGAGTGGGGCAAGCAAGCCGGCGAGGCGCTGCTCGACGTCGCGAAGGACGCGATCGAAACGGCGGCGAAGCTCGACGCCACGTCGCAGTCGATCGGCCTTAGCACCGATGCGTTGCAGGAGTTCGACTACGTCGCGAGTCAGGCCAGCATCAGCACCGAAGAGATGCAGCAGTCGATCACGCTACTTTCACGATCGATGTTCGCGGCAAAGCAGGGCGGCGAAGAGCAAGCCAAGGTGTTCTCGAAGCTCGGCGTCAAGATCACCGACGCCAAAGGCAAGCTGCGCGGCGCGGACGAAGTCATCGGAGACGTCGCCGACAAGATCTCGAAGATGCCCGCCGGCACCGAAAAGACGGCTACGGCGATGGAGGTTTTCGGCAAGTCGGGGGCGAAGATGCTCCCCTTGCTCAACAAGGGAAGCGAAGGGATCGCCGAGCTTCGACAAGAGGCGCGCGATCTCGGGTTGGTGCTCGACAAGGAACTGATCGCTAAGGGATCGGAGATCGACGACACGTTCTCGTCGATAAAAAAGATCTGGGGCGGCATCAAATTCCAGGTCGGCGCTGCGTTCTTCCCCGACATCCTGAAGGCCGCGAAGGCGGTCAAAGAGTGGATCAAGAGCAACCGAGAGTTGATCCGCCAGTCGCTCGAGAGCGTGCTACGTGGGATCGCGAAGGCCGGTAAGATCGTCTACGAGGTGTTCCTCTTCGTCCAGCGCAATAGCGATCTGCTCGTTGGCGCGCTCGAGGCGATGGCGACCGTCTTTCTGTTGCTCCAGGCGCGCGCTGTTTGGGCTGCTCGTAGCATGGCCTGGGCGTGGATCATCGCCAACGCGCCGCTGCTCGCGCTCTCCGCGGCGCTCGCGGGGATCCTGCTGTTCATCGACGACTTCCGCATGTTCCTCAAGTACGGCGACAAGGCGAACACCTTGACCGGCGTGTTCCTTAAGAACGTCGACAAGTGGATGGAGCCGAAGAAGGACGATCCCTGGTGGGTCACGACCATCAAGGAGTTCCTTGGCTACGTGAAGGACGCGATTCAGAAGCTCCGTGAGCTCGACGCGCTGATCAACGGATCGAAAATGACCGAGCAGGCCGACGCAGCGGCGGCTCGTCCGGCGTGGGACATTCAACGTCAAGCGGATACAGCTACCGCGATGTCTGCTCGGAATCGTCTAGCCGCCGGACAGAAACTTAACGAGACAGAGCTTCTCGCTCTCGATCGCTTGCGAAACACGGATCCGTCGCAGTTCTTTGCGATGCCTAGCGCGAAATTCTCAGACTTCGCTTTGCGGACAAAGAACAGCGTCGGCGATCTTACAACGCCGACGCTCGAGCGCGCGACGAAGGGCAACACGAAGATCGTCTCGAGCGACTTCTCGCCGACGTTCGTGTTCAACGGTGATCCGAAAGAGAACGGCGAGATCGTCGAGGCGAAGGTCGTACCGATGATCGAGCAGGTGCTCCAGAAGCATCTACAGCACGCGAAGGACGACGACTAATGGCGACCGTCGCAGTGATCCCGCGCCCGGGTAAAATCTCCGTCGACGACACGTCGATCGTCATGGACGCCGTGCGCACGGAGACGCACGATCTGGCGAACACGATCACGGATCATCCCGTCGAAGAGGGCGACAACGTCAGCGATCACTCGCGCCCCGAGCCCGATCGCGTGACCATGACGTGCATCCTGACGAATACGCCGCTCTCGACGAGCGATCAGACGCAGAAGATCCGCCGCGGAGAGTACACCATCAGCTCTGTCGGACAAGAGCGCGGCGCGATCGGCGACACCGAAGGCGTCGCGATGGCGTCGTGGAAGAAGCTCAAGGACCTTCGCACAAAGGGTACGCTCGTCACTGTCGCGACGACGCTCGGAGACTACACGACGATGGGCATCGTCACGATCTCCGTTCCGCGCGCCGCGAAGAACTACGACGGCCTCGAGTTCACCATCACGTTCAAGAAGGTCCGCATCGTCAAGAACAAGCTCACGCAGTCGGTCAAGAGCACCGATCCGGCGAGTCAGCGTAAGAAGAAAGCCGGAGCGCAGGCAACGAAAGAAGCCGAGGTGAAGCCCGGTTCTCTCGTGTACAACGGAGGCGACCAACTCGTCGGCGTGAACAACGGCGTCAAGGCGGTGGGCGCTTTCCTCGGCGGTGGACAGTGATTGAGATCCCGATCCCTCGACCCGAAGGGGCGCCGCTGCCGTGGTTCGACATGCAGGTCGTGCTCGACTCGGTTACGTACACGCTCGAGCTACGCTGGAACAAGCGCGCCGCAGCATGGTTCCTGACGCTCTGGGACGAGACGGCATCGACGCGACTCTATGCGAGTATGAAGGCCGTAATCGCCTGGCCGCTAAACGCCTACCGATCCGGCGCGAAGCTACCCGGCATGCTCATCCTCTTCGACACGTCCGGCCAGTCGCTCGCTCCTGCGCTTACCGATCTCGGCGATCGTGTTCGGCTCTACTACATCACGGCGGCGGATCTTGGCCTCGGGTAGAGATCTCTACGGCCGGACGGCCCGCGTGATCGTCTCGACTCCGGCGGGCGGCGACTATCATTCGACCTCGCGCGACGAGCTCGAGATCAACGGCGGCGACGGCGAGAACGTCTCGGGTCTGCGCGTCGTATTCAAGGCAGAGCTCAGCGACTCGAAAGAGCCGAGCAAAGCCGAGGTGCAGATCTACAACCTGAACGCCGACAGCCGTAAGATCCTCCAGCGCAAGGGTGTCAAGGTGCTGCTCGAGGCCGGCTACGAAAGCGTGGGTAATTCGCGTCTCTTCGTCGGCGATCTCAAGAGCGTCGATCACAAGAACGACAAGGCCGACTGGATCTCGAAGCTCTCGATCTCTGACGGCGGGCGCGCGTGGAAGCACGCCCGCGTGCAGGAGAGCTTCGCGCCGGGAACGACCGCGGGCGACGTGCTCCGCTACCTCGGCGATGCGTCGGGGCTCCAGCTCGGGAACCTCCCCGAAACGATCCTCGATCTGACCAAGACCTACGACCAAGGCTACATCGTCTCCGGGCGATGGTCCGACGAGATGAAGCGGTTTTGCAAGAGCGTCGGATACGAGTTCTGGATCCAAGATCAAACGCTCCAGATGCGCCTCCCGGGCGGCGAGCTGCGCAGCGCGCTACCGGAGATCTCCGCGAGCTCGGGGCTTATCGGATCGCCCGAGTTCGGCTCGCCCGAGAAGAAGGGCAAGCCGCGACTCATCAAGTTCAAGACGCTCCTCCAGCCGACGAAGATCGGCGCGAAGGTTCGCCTCAAGAGCCGCGACTACGACGGCGACGTCGTCGTCAAGAAAGCGAGCTTCGAGGGCGACACGCACGGCAACGAGTGGTATACGACCTTCGAAGGTGTGTTGAAAAAATGAGCGAGCGTATCACGTTATCCGAGCTTCTCGATCAACGTCTCGCCTCGAAGGGTCGATCGGTACCTCGAGCGATGCCGGCGAAGATCGTAAAGTGGGACGCCGACAAGCAGCGCGCGAACTGCAAGATCCTCGTCCAGCAGCCGTACGAGGACGAAGAGGGCGAGCGCAAGGTCGAGAGCGTCGCCGTCGTTCCCGGCGTCCCCGTCATGTGGCCGCAGGCGGGCGGCTTCCGGTTGACGTGTCCGATCTCCGACGGGACGCAGTCGGCAGCGACGACGGGGCTGCTCATCTGGTGCAATCGATCGATCGATCGCTGGCTCTCGGGCGACGGTAAGGAAGTCGATCCCGAGCTCGATCACGAGGACTCGATCGCCGACGCGGTGTTCATCCCCGGGCTCAACCCGTTCGCCGCGCCGATCGGAGACTTCCCGACGGACCATGCGACCTTCGGCGCCGACGACGGCGTCCAGGCGCACTTTCGATCCGACGTGATCTGCATCGGCGACGAGAGCGGCGCGCAGTTCATCGCGCTCGCCGACAAGGTCAAGACCGAGCTCGACAACATTCAAAGCACGCTCGACACGCTCGTCGGAATCTACAACGCGCATACGCACACGTGGTCTGGCTTCGGTAGCGGAACCACGGCGACGCCAGTAGCGCAGCAGACCAACGATTATGCGGCGCAAGCCGTCGCAGCCTCGCAAGCCAAAGCGAAGTAGGAGGACACATGGATCCCGTATGGCAGGAGCTACAGCAACCGAGCGCCGACGATCTCGCGCGCAAGCTCGAGCAGGCGACGTTCAACGAGCGCGTACGCTGCGCGCAAGTCGTTCGCGCCGAGATCGAGCAAGGCCGGCAAGCGGGTATCCCCGAGACGAGCGCGGCGATGCGTATCCTCGCGAGGATCTGCTCTGCTATCGAAAACGGCTGAGCCGTTGTAGACTCGGCCCATGGCCGAAGCCATCCGAGATTTTGGCGTTACGGAGGACAACGAGCTCGACGTCGTCGGCAACGACTTCGTCCGCGTGTCCGGTCGCGAGGCGACGATCCAAGGCTCGCGGATCCGCGTCGGCATCTACCGTGGCGAGATCATCGAGAACCAAGCGATCGGCGTCGACTGGGTCGCTCGGCTCGGCAACAAGCTCACCGATCCGTTCGTGCTCCGCGAAGAGATCCGCGAGCGTATCGCGAGCGTTCCCGACGTGATCTCCGTCGTCGGATCACAGATCGTCACCGACGAGAACCGTCGCGGATCGGTTCGCTTTCGCTTTCGCGACGCGTTCTCGACGTCGTCCGTCGACGGCGAGACGGTGATCTAACGTGGCTACCTACGGCATCACTCCCGAAGGGTTCGTCCTCAAGGAGCGCACGACGATCCTCGACGAGCTCGACGTCGGACTAAAAGGCATCCTCGGCGAGTCCGCGGGTACCGAGCCCGACGGATCGATCCCGCTCGATTCCGTCGCCGGGCAGATCAAGGTCTTGATCGCCGACGGACTCGCCGAAACGTGGGAGCTGCTCCAGGCGATCTCGGCCGCCTTCGATACGGGTCAGGCCGAGAACGCCGCGCTCGACGCGCTCGCGGCGCTTACGGGCACGATCCGCAACGAGGCGACGAACAGCGTAACGACGCTGCGCTGCTTCGGTGACTACGGCACGGCGCTTCCCGTCGGTCGCATCGTTCGACACTCGACGACGCTCGATAAGTTCTCAAGCACCGTCGCCGGGACGATGTTACTACCGATTACAAACTGGTCAGCGTTGACCGCCTACGCCGTCGGCGACGTCGTCTCGGTATTCGCGACGCAGCGGATCTACTGGTGTACGACCGCCGGTACGTCCGACGCCGCAGCTCCGACGGGAGAAACCGACAGCGTTACCGACAACTCCGTCGTCTGGCGCTACCTCGGTCGCGGGCTCCACTACGTCGACGTCGAGGTCCAGGCGATCGAGACGGGACCGATCGGCGCCGCTGCCGGAACGCTGACCGACATCCGCACTCCCGTCTCGGGTTGGAACGCGGCGATCAACCTCGCCGACGTCACCGCCGGCAGCAACATCGAAAGCGATCCCGCTCTACGCGCGCGACGCGACGCCGAGCTCGCGGGTCAATCCAGCTCGAGCCCCGACGGCATCTACGCCGCGGTGTCGCGCGTCAACGCGGGATCGACCGATCCAAGCCATCAACCACCGACGGCTGTTCGCGTGTTCTACAACGACACGGACTACACCGACTCCGACGGGCTGCCGCCTCACTCGGTCGAGGTGCTCGTACGAGGAGGAACGGATCAAGACATCGCCGAGGCCGTGTTCACCTCTGTCGCGGCGGGCACGCGCACGTATGGCAACCAGACGTCGACCGTCGTCGACAGCGAAGGCGTTTCGCAGACCGTTCGATGGTCGCGCCCGGAAGAGGTCGAGATCTACGTCGACATGACGATCAAGTTCGACGCCGCCGCATGGCCGGCTGGTTCGGAGACGCTGATCGCGCAGGCGGCGATCTCGGCGCTGCTCACGCAGGTCGAGACGTTCCCGATCGCGCAAGACGTTCGCGTCTCACCGCTCATGGCGTACGTGCTCACGGGCGCGTACCAGACCGACGACGCTGGTAACGCCGTCGTCCCCGCCGCCGCGGGCTCGTCGGCGATCCCCGGGCTGCTCGAGGTCGAGTCGCTCTACATCGGTACGACTCCGTCGCCGAGCACGTCGACGCAGCTCGGTATCCAGTCGCGACAGGTCGCCGTGTTCGACACGACGCGCACGACCGCGACGGCGGTAGCCGAGGAGCCGTAGCGCATGGCGACGATCGACTACATCTCCGACTGGCAGAAGAAGCTCCGCAAGCGGCTCTATCAGCAGTTCCGCACGAAGGTCACGTGGCAAGCGTTGGCCGACATGCTCGCGGCGCAGTTCCAAGATCTCGAGGACGCGGCGCAGTCGGTGCTCAGCATCGTTTCGATCGACGACAGCGAGGGCGTTCAGCTCGATCAGATCGGGGCGCTGATCGGTCAACCGCGACTCGGGGTTAACGACTCGACGTACAGAGGTTTTCTTCGCGCTCGAATCATAGCAAACAGAGCCGCGGGTCGCATCGAAGAGATCTATAGAGTTTTGAACGCTTCCGTCGGCGAAGTAGGCTACAAGATCTTGCTCAGTGGAGCGAAAGCGATCGACGTAATCGTCGTTAGTGCGATCGACGCGTTCGATTCATATATCGCTCAACTCTTCGTTCGCGATTGCAAAGACGCCGGAGTCCACGCGATCGTAGAGTGGCGTACGTCTGAGTCGAACACGTTTTGTTTTCTGGGCGGCGTCGGCGGCGGTTTCGATGTCGGTCTAATGGCTGACGCTAGAGAGGTCTGAAAGCGATGGCGTATCCTCCGTCCGTACCGACTCTGATTGCGCGTTGGGCTCTCGACGGCAACAACGTCGTCGAGCCTTCTGAAGCGAGGAAGTACGCCGGATGGTCTGGCGGGGAATATCCACCGTCGACGTATTTCAACTGGTATCAGCGACTCGTCGCCGAGCAGGTTCGATACCTATCTTACGATCGGATTGTCGACGAGGATTTCAACCACGCGCCGTCGATTGACTATGACGTTGGCGGTGTATGGCCGACGGGTATGAGTAACGGCCTCTATCCGCGATGGGACGTGGTCGGTCGAGGCGTAGCCTTGACGGACGGATTACGCGATCAGAACGTGATCGGAGCGGCGATTATTGCTCCCGTAGCAGGTAGTACGGCCGGGATTCGTAAAGTTGTCGGCGGGATCAACTTCCGAGACTTCATTTTTGAAGCACGCTTTCTGTTCAACGGAGGCTTCGGAGCCGGACCTACCGGCATGTTGCTGGGTTGGCCGAACAACCTGTATATCGCTCACGATACGGGCGGCTTGAACTCTCTGAAACTGTACTGGCGACCCAGTAATATGATCGCCTGGACAGGTCAGAACGCTACTTTTGTGATACCGCTAAACCAACCCGTACACGTCGCTCTCGAGCGCGAAGGCGCTACGCTAACGATGTCGATCAATGGCGAGCGTAAGTTTTCTGTCAAAGGCGACAACGTATCGATCAGCACCCCGGTCGAAGCTCGTATCGCTTATGGTGGATCTGCCGAAACACTTTGGCTTGACAAGATGCTTGTCGGCGTTCGTCGATAACTTTCGTCCGGCACGATTCTCGCTGTAGACTCGCCCTATGTCCGCAAGCACCGCCTACGACGTTATCGTCGGAGCCGTCCAAGACATCGAGGTCGCCCGCGGCGAGGACCGCGAGCTCCAATTCACGTTCACGACCGACGGCTCGACGCCGAAGGATCTGACCGGCGCGATTGCGATCATCCTGAGCGTTCGCAATCGTGCGACGGGGCTCGAGGTTTTTGCACGTAGCTACACCGGCTTCGTCGGCGCTGCGAGCGCGGGCATCGTCACGTTCGACGTCATCTCGTGGGACACGATCAGCCAGGATCCCGGCCCGTACGACGTCGACATTTTTTGGACCGACTCGAGCAACAACCGCGAGCAGCTCCTCGCGCTCTCGACGTTCTACATCCTCGACTCGACGCTTGCCTTCCTAACGCCCGTTACGACGCCGCCGGCTGTGCCCGTCGTCTACGGGCTCGTCCATCGCGGTTCGTGGTCGGGTGGCGTCACGGGCGGCTACAACCTCAACGACGCCGTCCAGGCGCTCGACTACTCGCTCGGCTCGACCGCGTGGTCGACGTTCCGAAACATCCAGCAGGGGAACACCTACTACCCGATCGGTCCGACGGGCGTGCTCGCTACGGGCTGGCGCTACATCGCCCAGCACGGCGGCGCGGGCGCAACCGGGCCGACCGGCCCGCAGGGCGCTACGGGCTGGACCGGTCCGCGCGGCGCGACGGGCGTTACGGGACCGACCGGACAAGCCGGCGTCACGGGCGCTACGGGGCCGCGTGGAGCGACCGGAGTCCAGGGGCCGACCGGACCTACGGGGCCGACCGGCGCGCGTGGTGTAACGGGCGCGCAGGGCGTCCCCGGCGTTACCGGAGGTACGGGTCCGCAGGGTGCGACAGGTCCGGCGATTACGGGCGCGACGGGTCCAGCGGGTCCGCGCGGGTTCACCGGCGCGACCGGGCCGCAGGGCGCGACCGGAGCGACCGGCCCTACAGGAGCTCGTGGAGCGACAGGAGTTACGGGACCCGCTATTACTGGCGCAACAGGCCCTCGTGGTGCGACGGGGTCGCAAGGTGCGACGGGTCCGACGGGTCCGACGGGTCCGCAAGGCGCAGTCGGTCCGCGCGGGTTTACCGGCTCGACCGGCCCGGCGGGAGCGACCGGAGCAACCGGACCGCGTGGCGATACGGGTCCGCAAGGCACGACCGGACCTCGCGGCTACACGGGACCGACCGGCCCCGCGGGCGCGACGGGCGTTACCGGAGCTACTGGTCCGCAAGGTCCGACGGGCGCTCGAGGGATCACCGGCACGACGGGACCGACCGGCCCGGCGGGCGCGACGGGCGCGACGGGTCCGCAAGGTCCGACGGGTGCTCGCGGCGTAACGGGCGCGACCGGACCGCAGGGCGTAACGGGCGCGACCGGGCCGACCGGAGCTCGCGGCGCGACCGGAGCGGCCGGCGTAACGGGCTGGACCGGCCCGCAAGGCGCGACGGGCGTCCAGGGCGCGACGGGTCCGTACGGCGGCCCTACGGGCGCGATGGGCGCGACCGGACCGCAGGGTCCGCAGGGTAGCGCGACCGGGCAGACGTTCGGCCAGTCAGGCTTCGTGCTCGCGCACATGGGCGGCCAGGCGTACGCCGGCTTCGATCACGATTACGGCGACGTGATGGGGAACTCGTATCTCGTCAAGCCGGGCGACTTTTTCATCAACGCCGGACGCGGCGCGACGCAGTACATTACTCTACCGAACGATACCGCGCGAGGTCGCGTTATCGTCGTCGCTGATTCGTACGGCGTCGATTCGAGCAACCCGATCGTCATCAAGGCCGGAGCCTCCGGCGCTGGTCTGATCGACGTCATCCCGTACGACGTCATCGACAAGCCGTTTGACGTTCGCTGGTATATCTTCTGGGACAAGAACGGCAACAATCCGATGTGGCGCCGCATGTCTCCGACGGGTGTCGGCGGCGTCGGTGGCGGTGGTACGGGCGCGACAGGTCCGGCGGGACCGACCGGAGCGACAGGACCTACCGGACCCGCGGGCGCGCAGGGCGCTACGGGACCGACCGGAGCTCGAGGCGTTACGGGAGCGACCGGGCCGACGGGTCCGCAGGGTACGCCGGGCGTTACCGGAGCTACGGGTCCGACGGGTCCGCAGGGCGCGACGGGTCCGCAGGGCGCGACGGGTCCGGCGAACGGTCCTACGGGTCCGGCCGGACCTACGGGCGCGACGGGTCCGACGGGTCCGCAGGGAGCGCAAGGAGTTACGGGCGCGACGGGTCCACAAGGCGCGACGGGTCCACAGGGCGCGCAGGGTATCGCCGGAGGTAACAACGGGCCGACGTTCGGGACGGGCTTCGCGTTCACCGGAGCGAGCGGGTTCAACCAGAACCTTTCGTTCATCGGCGGGCAGCAGGTTTCGGCGCGCTACATCTTCGGCTCGACGACGTACAAACCCGTCGTCGGAGACTTCGTGATCCTGTTCGACTCGCAGGGCGCAGGCAACGCCGGAGTGCAGCTCCCATCGGCGGCGCGCTTTCCTGGCCGACTCATCGGCATCAAAGACATCGGAGGCTGGGGCAACAACTTCACCGTCAGTATCGAAGGCGTCTCGGGCTATTTCGACGATCCGACGGTCGGCGTTACCACGGACAAGCTCAGCGACGCGGGCGTCCTGACTTATAACGCGCGTTGGTATCTCGCGGCTCCGACGGGTGCGAGCGCGAACATCTGGTACCGTATGACGCCGACCGGCGTCGCGCAGACGCCGGGTGTCGGTGGTGGCGGAACGACCGGCCCAACGTTCGGCACGACGGGCGTTCGGCAGATCTATCTCGGCGGCGCGAAGTTGACGACGAAGAGCATCTCGACCGGGTATACGCCGCTCGCGGGCGACTACCTGATCTTCGTCACCTCGACCGGAGCTACGATCCCGATCTATCTCCCGGTCGATGCGGATCCGGGCACCGTCTACGTCGTCAAAGACGCCGCCGGTGGTGCGGGCGTTTCGTACCCGATCCACCTCAAGGGTGTGACGGGCTTCGTCGACGGATCGCCGACGGGTATCGTCCTCAACAACGCCTTTGGCGTTCGCGGCGTCGTCGCGCAAGCGACGGGGCTCTGGTTGACCATCTAATGCACGGCGCGAGCGCAGTACGAAAGAACTTCGTTCCGGCCGACATCGCCGATTGTCGTTGCTGGTTGCGATCCGATCTCGGAGTCGGGCTCGTCGGATCGAAGGTTGCCGACTGGCGTTGTCAGGTGTCGGGCACGAGCTTCTCGCGATCCGTCGACGCCGAGCGACCGACCTACGCCGCGGGAGCGAACGGCGTGCCCAAGATCGTGTTCGCGGGCTCGCACGCGCTCAAGAACAGCTCGCTATTCATGAGCGGGCCTTCGACGGTGCTCCAGATCATTCGACTCACGTCGACGCCGGGCGCTTCGGCGAGCGTCGTTTCGTACGTGTATCAGAGCGCAGCGAGCTCGACGACGCGTTCGTTGTTCATCTTTATGAACGTCGGCGGCTATCAGAACGTGACATTCAAAAACGATCTCAACGCGTCGGGTATTTCCGTCGGATTTAATCCGACTCTCGACACGACGCTGCACGCGTTCCTTACCAGCTACAATGGCGGATTGAATACGTCGACGGGCTCTTACGCGGAAAACACGGACGGCGCCGAGCAGTCCGTCGTCGCTTCCGCGAGCATCGGTAGCGCGAGCGCGTTCTTTACGTCGCTCGGAGGAACGATCACGGATCCGGGCGACGTCGTTGCTGACGGCGTAAGCGCCGATCTGTACGAGTGGGCGCTCTGGTCGCGTCCGCTCTCGTTGACCGAGAAGCTCTCAATCTGGGGCTACGTAAAAAACCGCTATCCGTAGTTGACAGTGATCCGCGCGATCGTGTCCACTTCGGACACAAGTGCGCACGCAAACGATCCACGTAAGAGTCACGCCGAAGCTCCGCGCCGCGATCCGTCGCGCCGCGCGCGCCGACGGGCGGACGCTTAGCGACTGGTGCGCGCGACAGCTCGAGCAGCTCCTCGCCCCTGCCAACCAGGATCCCGACAAGGACGCCACCGAATGAAGATCTCGCTCTGCATGATCGTCCGCGACGAAGAAGAGAACCTCGCCGCGTGCTTGCAATCCGCGCGACCGTACGTCGACGAGATCATCGTCTGCGATACGGGATCTAAGGATCGATCGAAGGACGTCGCCCGGCAGTTCGGCGCGCTCGTCGTCGACTTCAACCCGCAGACGCACCCGACCGAATTCTTCGTCGACGACGAAGCTACGTGCTCCCAGTTCGGAGCCCCGCCGCCGTACTCGGGCATGATCGCTCTCGGCAACTTCGCCGGCGCGCGTAACGAGAGCTTCCGTCACGCGACGGGCGACTATATCCTCTGGCTCGATAGCGACGACGTTCTTGAGCACGGTGAGAAGCTCCGCTCGATCGTCGACGACATGATCGCTCGTGGCATCGAGCTCGGCTTCGTCTCCTACGATTACGCACGCGACGACAAGGGGCGCGTGCATTACCGTCAGTGGCGCGAGCGCATCATCAAGCGCGGCTCGGCGACGTGGGTTAACCCGATCCACGAGGTCATGCTGCCGATGCGGCCGAACATCCCCAACGCGCAGTACGCCGGGATCAACGTCGTGCACCGGCGGAAAGCCGATCGCGTCATGGTTCCGAATCGGAACTACAAGAACCTCTTGCGGCAACGCAAGACCGATCTCGACGCCGGTCGACCGCTCGATCCGCGCACGCTGTTCTACCTCGGGCAAGAGGCGCGCTTCATCCAACCGGCGCGCGCTGTCGAGTTCTACGAGGACTACCTGAAAGCGTCCGGCTGGGACGAGGAACGCTCCGCAGCGCACCTCGCGCTCGGTACGCTCTACGAGTTCGGCGCGCTTCCGCTACCGCCTGACGAGTCGTACGCTCGCGCGAACGCGCACTACGGAACGGCCGCGGCCGAGATGCCGAACAACCCCGACGGGCTTTTCGGCATGGCGCGCATCGCCTATCTGCGCGGGCGGTGGCACGACTGCGTCAAATTCACCGAGCGCGCCTTCGCGATCGGCAACACCGACTCGATGCTCGGCGCGAACCCGACCGAGCGTGAGTACCGGCCGCACGCGTACTACAACCACGCGCTCGCGAAGCTCGGTCGCTACCAGGAAGCGATCGAGAGCTGCAAGCGTGCGCTCGCGACGTGTCCCGACGATCCGGGCGTTCCCGGCGGCGCGTCGGGCATGTTGACGAACAATCTGCGCTGCTACGAAGCCTTCCTCGCGGGCGAACCTCCGCCCGTCGCCGCGAGCGCCGAGCCGCCGCCGAACGCGATCACGACCGACAAGAACGAGCCGCTACACGCCCCGCCGCAGGCGTTCCCGCGCGACGCGCTCGTCATCTGGGCGATGCAGCTCTGGAAGCAGATCCAACACGTCGAGGCGAACGCGGACAAGGCGCTCCGCTTTCTCGAGACTCTGCCGACGGCGCTCAAGCTCGATCCCATGTTCGCGCGCATGGAAACCTACTCGCGCAACCATCAACCCGTCGCGCGTCAGCGCGTCGACGTCAACAAGTACGCGCTCAAGTCGCCGACGAAGCCGAAAGCCGTCGGCGCGAAACGCCTCGTGCTCTGGATCGGTCCCGCCGTCGAGGATTGGTCGCCCGACTCGCCGAATACGACCGGCATCGGCGGCAGCGAGACGGCGGCGATCGAGGTTTGCAAGGGCTTCGCGAAGCGCGGTTGGGAGGTCGTCGTCTACGGGTGCCCGCCGCAACCGGGCGTCTGGGACGGCGTTCGCTACGAGCGTCACGAGAGCTACACGGGCACCGGATCCGACGTCGACGTGTTCATCAGCTCGCGCGATCCGGGCGTGATGGGCCTGCCGAACGAAGCCGCGCTCAAGCTCCTCTGGGTTCACGACATCCACTGCGGGCCGCAGAGCGCGGGCATGGAGGTGTTCCTGCTGCGCTTCGATCGCGTGCTCTGTCTTTCCCAGTGGCACAAGGACTACTTCTGCTCGCAGTATCCGACGCTGCACCCCGATCGCGTCATCGTCACGCGCAACGGAATCGATCTCGATCGCTTCGCGGACTTCAACCTCCGGCCGCGTAAGAACCGCTTGATCTGGTCCTCGAGCCCGAACCGCGGGCTCGATCTCTGCCTGGCCAACTTCGCGTTCGTTCGCGATGCCGTTCCCGACGCCGAGTTGCACGTCTACTACGGCTTCGATACATGGGAAAAGTTCGCCAACATGCGCGGCGATCCGAACGAGCTTCGCGACATCCAGCGGTACAAGATGCTGCTCGAGTCGACGCCGGGCGTCGTCTGGCACGGTCGCGTGAACCAGCGCGAGCTCGCCGAAGCGTTCCTCGCGTCGAAGGTCTGGCCGTACATCACGACGTTCACCGAGACGAGCTGCATCTCGGCGATGGAGGCCCAGGCCGCCGGAGCGATCCCGGTCACGTCGCGACTCGCGGCGCTGCCCGAAACCGTCGGCGTCGGAAAGCTCATCGAACCCGGGCCGCAGTACGGGCAAGAGTTCGTCTCCGAGGTCGTGCGGCTGCTCCGCGACGAGTCGTACTGGTGCCGCCAAGCGACCGAGGCGAACGCCTACGCGCGCGATCACTTCTCGTGGTCGGCGCTCGTCGACGATTGGTCGCGCATGTTCGACGAGCTACGACCGCTCGTGCAGATCAACCCCGTTCCGCTCTGGAGGCGCGCACAGTGATCCCACAGAAAAAACCACTCCACGTCGTGATGATCTACGGCGCGATGTCCTCGTCGAACCGCGGGCCGTACGACATCGCCGGGCTCTACACGCGCCAGGGACTCACCGGATCCGAGTCGAGCTTCTTCAACCTCGCGCGCAGCCTCGCCGAGATCGGCCACGAGGTCGTTGTCATGGCCGACGTGACGCAACCGACGCAGCACGCGAGCGGCTTCCACGCGATGCCGCTCCAGGCGATCAACGGTCTTTCGTCGATGCGTGACGTCGACGTCGTCATCGCGTGGAACGAGCCCGATTACCTCGCCTACGTCCCGCACGGCGTGCTACGGATCTGCGATCAGCAGCTCAACGACTTTCGCTACGTACGCGGCCCGCTCGGCGCGCTCTCGGACATCTGGGTCGCTCCGTCGCAGAACCACCTCGACTACCTGACGATGTTCGAGCACCTCCCGATCGGCGGCACGCGCGTCATCCCGAACAGCGTCGATCTTGATCTCGTGCGTAGCGCCGACACGCTGGAAGTTCCGTCGAAGCGCGTCGTTTATTGCAGCTCCCCGGATCGAGGTCTGCATCACCTCGTCGGCCTCTGGCCAGAGGTACGAAAGCGTGAGCCGAGCGCCGAGCTGCACATCTACTATCGCCTCGCCGGATGGCTCAACGACGTCTCGGGCTGCGGCCCGTGGGCGCAATCGCACCCGGACGTGTGCGAGTCTGCTCGACGAGCTCGCTATGTCGCCGAGGCGCTGCGGCGCATGTCGACCGGGTTCGGCGTCCACGTTCACGACGTGGTGCCGAACAAGCAGATGCTCGAGGAGCTCCATCGCGCGCGTGTGCTCGCGTACCCGTGCGATCCGATCCGCTACACCGAAGGTTTCGGCGTCTCGGTCCTCGACGCGGTCGCGTGCGGCGTTCGCGCGATCATCACCGACGCCGACGCGCTGCCGTCGGTCCACGCCGACGGAGCGTACAAGATTCTCTCGCGCGAGATCGATCGCGCGGCGTGGGTCGACGCGATCTGCTCAGCGTTGAACGGTCCGGGCTTGACCGATCGCTCGGCTCGCGCGCAGGACTACGTCAAGCGGCACGATCGGATCTCCGTCGCTCGTCGATGGGAGGCGCTCATCTACGAGCAACTTCACTTCCGCACGATCCCGACGCGACAGCCGCAGGAGTTCCCCGAGATCACGTACCCCGAAGCCGGGCGCGCGTTGCGCGTTCGCGAGCGCAGCGTTGACGGTAGCGTCTTTCGTTTCTGGGAAACGGAGACGCACGGAAGCTGGTGGTCGATGGAGGACGAGCAGAACGTGCGTGACCGTCACTGGCACCCGAAGCCTGGCGAAGTCGTGCTCGACGTCGGCGCCGCTTTCGGTAGCTACGCGCTACCGGCGCTCGCGCTCGGCGCTCGCGTCGTCGCGTTCTCTCCGGCCGAGCCCGATACGCAACTGCTCGTCGCGAACCTCGACCTGAACCCCGAGTTCGCCGATCGCTTCTCGCTCTCGCGCGACGGGATCGCCGATCGCGACTGTTGGTTCGATCCGACGCACAGCGTCTATGCCGAGCAGCCCGGCGACGCGACGTGGCTACGCTGTCGGAGCCTCGACTCTTGGCTCGCGGAAAACCCGCTCGATCGCGTCGACTTGATCAAGCTCGACGTCGAGGGCGCCGAGCTCGACGCGCTCCGCGGCGCCGAGGGATTGATCCGCCGCTTCCGTCCGCGAATCCTCGTCGAGTGCCATAACTTCCACCGCCCCATGAGCGAGCCCGTCATCGCTTTTGTTCAGTCGCTCGGCCTCGGGTATCGTGTCGAGATACACCCGCACGGCGGCGTAGCGCATGCGTTTTTCGACGTGCCCGACGCGGCCTAGAAAAACGAGGCTCCCATGGCGATCGTCCTCCAACCGCTTGTCGGCGTACTCCTCACCGGCGGCCTCGCGCGTCGACCGACAGCACAGGCGCGCGCGTTTGCTCGCGGCGAGACGGGCTCTATCGAGCTCGTCTGCTACGACGCGGACGGCGATCCGATTGATCTGACACAATGCGCGCTCGTCTGGACCGTCAGCTATCGCAACGGTCCGACGACGGTAGCGATGTTCTCGCGTTCGGCGGATCAAGATCCCGCCGACGTGCATCGCGTTACGTTCCGCTTCGTCGCCGAGGACACCTACGCGTTCGCCTACGCGACCGACTGCGTTCACGAGGTCGTGCTCGTCGACGAGAACGGCGTATACGGGCCGGCCGGATCGATCTACCAGATCGTACCGGCCTCGACGTTTGTGCTCGAGCCGCTGCTCGGCAGCATCCCGCCGAGCGCACAGGGCGCGACGGGTGCTGGCG